TCGAGGCTCTTGTAATCGTCTGACCAGTTCTCTGGCCCTAGCACCTTGTCGAGCCGGTGCATGACTTGCCGTGCATCGATATAGCTCAACTGCTTACCACCTGGGCCTTGCCTGCTCTTCACTTCGTTAGTGGGCCACGGCATCTTGAGGTCATAGCTGATCTGCTCAGCAGTTTTCTCGGTTGGCTCAGGGTCATAGTCGGGTTCGTTGGGATCGGTAACGTCGATGTCTGGATATGTGGTACTCATGCTCGCTCCTCAGTAATGCAGCCTATCTCTCTGCCAGCATGTTTCACAAAATACTGTCGTGCCGGGTTCGAGTTGATGAAGTCAGCAGGCACCTCGATCTTCGCCTTGCCCTCTCGGTATTTGTACTCAAAGAAGGTAAAGCCTGATCGCTCAAGCTCTGTGGCGTATTGATCCATCTCAGTATTCACCTCTGCAATCAGCCCAGCTTCTAGGCTTCGGTATTCGCTGCAACCGTAGAGATGCAGCTTGAAATCTCTAGAGATCACTCGAACCTCACCACCATCGCAGTATCGGCAGTAATCGATGCGCTCGTCTGGGTCAAAGGTCTTGGGTTCACCGCATGAGCATATGTCTGCGTCCGGCAGGTTCCACGGTGCTTGGGGGTTGTAGTTATCTTCGTCGGCTCGGTCTAACACGTTATTTCTCCTTAGTGTTTACACCAAAAGTTTAACCGATATGAGATATGAACTAAAGGTTTATTTGCCGAAAAGTGTATGTTATGGTGCCCGCATGGATCAGAGCATATTTAGAAAAATCATCGACTCTAGCAGCGAGGACAATCAATCGGCGTTCGCTAGGCGTTTGGGGGTTAGCCCTCAGATGCTACAGAAGTGGCGCAACAATAGAGTTCCCGCGCATTATGTCGTGCGAATGAGCAAGTTGACCGAAGGAGAGGTTACTCCTCACCAGATTAGGCCAGATGTGTTTCTGGCCCAGTGGCGAGTTTAGACCGGGGTGCGCTTTCACCCTTCATGCACTCCCGTAAGTGTGGTCAAATGCGGGTGGGCAGGGACAACACACCCCTCCTTGCGCGTCACCGTTCGCGTGCCCAACAACGGAATGGCAGGGGTACTCCATACCCGAAACGCACGTTCCCGTCCGTGTGCCAGAAGGCGGGTTTTTTAAGCGGGTGTGATGCCGTTGGATGACCGAAAGGTAGCCAGCGGAGACTACGAGACACAGTAGCGAGCACCGCCGACAGTTAGTCTGGCTGACTAGGCATAGGGGGCACCCAGATAGGTGGAACCCAAAACGCGAGCCAGAGGTTTTTGTGCTATTGCCAGGCGCAGGCTGGTGTGTGACTTAAGGAAAAGTATGGAAGATAGACTAGCAAAGATTCTTAACTCTCTCTCCGAGAGAATAAATAAATGGGAGAGCGAGAGCGAGAAATCCATCGAGTTAGAAGCAAACTTCAAGAGTATGGAATCAGCTTCTAAACTTGCTTATATGCAAGCGGGAGAGAGCGCAGTGAAAGCTGAAGCAATGCTGAGAGCAACATCAGACTGGCTTTATAAGTACAAGGAGCTTCAGCAAGCGAATCTCAAGGTTGAAAGAGCCAAGCGTTCTATCAAACTTGCAGAGCTTTACTTCGATGCAGAGCGAACAAACCAAGCTAATCAGCGCGGTATTGTCTAATGCCTAAAACACTGAGAGCAAAGGCGCTCGAAAAGATCCAGTTGCTTGCTAGATTACAAGCGGCTGACGACAGTGGGTTCTGTCATTGTGTAACCTGCGGCAAGGTAGATCACTTTCGCAGCATGGATGGTGGGCACTTCATCGCTAAGGGTTCATCGAGCCGATGGGCGTTGGAGATTGAGAATGTGCATGTGCAATGTAAAGCGTGCAATTCCCATAATATGAAGTTCGGGACAGCGGCCCACTCATACACTCTCTGGATGGTTGACTACTACGGTAGAGACTTCGTTGACCATATGATCGCCACGAAGAAAGATGTGCATAAGCTCTATGCTGCGGACTATCGAGATATGATCGAGGACTTCAATCAGCAGATTCTAGCGCATGAGCGTCGGCTAGGACTTCGTGGATCTCTTCGTGCGATAAATGCGGAACCGAAGAGTCCCAAACGTGCAGGCAATGGTGGCTAGTCGTTTCAGGTAAGTGTAGCCAGACACCTCGATCTTCACAGGCAAGCATCTCAGCCTGTTCCTTGCTCTCTGCCGTCACAGATATGTATTTAGTCACTAGCTCATGGTAGAGGACGTGATATTTAGGCATTGTCAAACTCCATAACTATTCGACCAATCGCAGCAACTAACGGTGGCACTACGGCGTTTCCGAGGGCTTTAAGTCGGTGTGACCTATTGGGAACCCCATTAGCCACTCGACCCACGTCGGGTTCAGTGAGCCAGATTGGGGCGGTTTGTTGTCCACTTGTGTCGCCACTGATGTGAGCGTCGGCGTGTTCCTGTTGTACTCCGATAGATACCCTCCTTCTTTGCTGTTGTGAGCCGTGGGGGTAGGGTACAGTTTCACCATTGAGCCTAAATCCTTTTGAATGCTCGCGCCGCTGGGTCGCTTCTCCCCTTTCATCGCTTTCATCGCCATGTTTACTGATGACCCCCTCTGCCCTAGTCCTGCATTCGGAGTGGGCCACCAACTGCCGTGGTGTTTCTGCATTGATGGCGACATCTGGTTCGCTGTTGCTGTCGGAGTATGCAACAATCCAGACTCGATCTCGTCTGTGGTGGGCGTCGACGGCGCAAGCTGGAAGTACAAACGTCCAGCAGGTGTAGCCCTCGCCTTCCAAGTCAGATAACACTTGGTCGAGTTCCATCGGGATGATGCCAGAAACGTTTTCGCCAATGACCCATCGGGGAGCCACTTCGCGTATAACTCGCAGCATCTCAGGCCAGAGTGCGCGGTCATCTTCCTTGCCAAGCTGCTTCCCGGCGACACTGAACGGCTGGCAGGGGAACCCCCCGCAAACAAGCTCAACTGATCCTCGGTACTCATATCCGTTTAACTCCGTAATGTCTGAATGAATGGGGAGGGTAGGCCAGTGGTGCGCCAAGACTTTTTGGCAGAACGTGTCTTGCTCACAAAAAGCGACGGTCTCCATTCCAGCCGATTCTAAGCCTAAAGAAAACCCGCCAATTCCAGAGAAAAGATCAAGGACGCGCACAAGGACGGTTCAATTCCAAGTAATCAGAATGAGTGCCATCACAGACGCGCTCAATGTATCGTTGCTCCTCAGCCATAGCGTCATCGAAGTCTGCATTCCCGGCATAACCAAAACCCAAGATCACAAGCACAAGCAAAGGGTATCTCAGTCCAATTCGCATGGTAGGTCTCCATATTTTTCAGACTGTTCGTTGGCGTACTGCTCAGCTTCCTCGTCAGTCATGCCTTTGTCGATAGCTTCGAGGTAGAGGTTTTCGAGCAACACATCTCTGTATTCGTTAGACATTTTGGCGCTCCTTGCCAGCTAGGGACGCAGTTTGCGGCATATTACTAATGATGTGATCTGTCAATGCTGGATCAAACCGCTTTGCTTGCGTAAAGAGCTTTTTAGCAGCACTTTGTGCATGGCTTAGTGAGTCTCCCCAATGCACACCGTCTAGTCCTTCGGCTAACACTTGGATTTCTTGGGAAGTGAGTTGGATCATTTCTGATCTGCGAGCGAGTCGATAGGTCATAGTTGTTTCTCCTTAATAACAAGCACATTATAAACCAAAAGTTTAAACAATAGCAACAGCAAATAAACTTTTTATTTACGAATCTGCTAGAATAAAGGATCACAAATCGGTAAAAATGCAGCTTTTACGATCCTTGCAAGCGAGGCCAGATGAAGGTAGTGATCGAAAGATTCGCGTATGCACCAGAGGGAACGGCAGGGAAACTGACCGTTGAGGGCGCTGATATAGACTTCTCATGCTTCACGGTAGAGAGAGCATGGCGCAATAATGAGCCTTGGATTTCGTGTATCCCAGAGGGCGAGTATGAGTGCGAGGATTACAGCAGCGACAAGTACCCAGATGCGGTACAGGTCAAAGATGTGAAAGGCAGGACACACATATTATTTCACTCAGCAAACAAGCCGACACAGTTAGCGGGATGCATAGCGCCAGGACTAGGGTGGGGATTCAATGGACAAGCACCATTCGTGAACAACAGTAAGGCCGCACTTGAGCGATTGTTTGAGGCAGCAGGTAAAGAATTCACGTTAAAGATCACCAGCGTGTCAGGTGTCATGCCAAAGGCGACAAGGGTAAAGAAAACTGATGGCGGCTAAGAGGCTCGAAGAAGGTTCGATCTACGCCGACAAGGACTTAGACGGCGACGGTATCGTTAGCGATGAAGAGCTAGAAACCTCAGAGAAGTTACAAGAAATGCAGCTAGCGCATGAGAGAGCGGACGCACAGAGGGCTATGAGTTGGTTCGCGTTATGGGGAATGCTCCTCTACCCATCGTTAGTGGTGGTCAGCGAGTTCTTTGGTATGAACCAAGCGGCTTCGATTCTCGGTGATATGGCTGCGGTTTATTTCGTCAGTGTCGCAGGCATCCTCGCCGCATTCTTTGGCGCACAAGCGTGGTCAAACAGAGGTAACGGACGATGAGTATAGTCGGTCAGTTGATCGGGCCAGTGACAGGGTTGCTTGATAAATTCATCGAGGACAAAGACCAAAAGAATGCCTTGGCTCACGAAATCGCAACGATGAGCGAGCGCCATTCACAGGAAGCACTGCGAGGCCAACTAGAAATCAATAAGATGGAAGCAGCGCACAAGTCGCTGTTCGTCGCAGGCTGGCGACCAGCTATCGGGTGGATATGCGCACTCGGTCTGCTGTACAACACAATCATCGCTAACATCATAAGCATCTGGGTATCAGTGCCAGAAGTAGATACGACGCTACTCGTTCCAGTAATGATGGGGATGCTCGGCTTAGGCGCTATGCGTTCATACGAGAAGGTCAATTCCGTGGCTAGAGAGAAGTAATGGCAGAGACAGCAAAGAGACTGAATCCTAAGATCTGGGACAGAGCCAAAGCCAGAGCGAAGCGGAAGATGGGCGGCAAATGGTCAGGCAGAGCAGCGCAGCTTGCTGTCAAATATTACAAGGACGCAGGCGGTAAGTACTCAGGTAGGAAGTCAGCTAGCAATCGTCTGAGCCAGTGGACAAAGCAAGATTGGGACTATGTGGGGAAAGAGGGCAAGTCTCGCTACCTACCTAAAGCGGCTCGTAAAGCATTATCGTCGGGCCAAAAGGCGGCAGGATCGAGAGCCAAAAACAAAGCTACCAAGTCGGGCAAAGGCTCGGCTCGCTACACTGAGGCAGAACGCAAAGCAGTCAGGAGAGCAACAAAGCGATGAAGGGAATCACACACTACAGGATTGACGGCACCCCATATGAGGGCGACACCCATCCAATGCCGGGAGGCATATTGCATACAGGAGCAAGCCACACTGACAGCAGCGTGCGCGTGTATCACTTCCAAGAGCTATCAGCAGAGGCTAAGAGGAAAGCTATGATGTTGATGGTGGAGTCAAACAAAACACGCTAATGGCTAGACCTTTGATTGAAATAGACTGGAGCCAAGTAGACAAAATGTGCGAGATCCACTGCACAGGTGAGGAGCAGGCAAGCATCCTTGGCGTGGATTACGACACTCTAAACTCAGCCTGTAAGCGTGAAAAGGGTCAGAATTTTTCGGACTATTTCCGCAAAAAAGCGAGCGGTGGGAAAATGAGCCTCCGCAGGCGGCAATACACCTCCGCTATGGATGGCAATACGACCATGATGGTTTGGCTAGGGAAGAACTGGTTAGGCCAAAGTGATATGCCAGAGCCAGAGCCACAAGACCTACCGCCTATCGTCATCGAGCGGGCTGATGAAGCTAACAAAGCCACAGGATGACATCTTCTTCGATGAGAGCAGGTTCCGAGTCGTTGTCGCAGGGCGGCGGTTCGGTAAAACCTTTCTCTCAGTCCATGAGCTAATCAAAGCAGCATTAGCAGGTCACGATAAGAACTGCTGGCTAGTCTGTCCCACCTACAAGGCAGCAAAAGAGATCGCGTGGAATATGCTTAACGATGCGCTTCCAGATGGATACGCAACGAAGCGCAATGAGACCGCTTTATCGCTAACGCTTAGGAATGGCTCAACGATCTCGCTCAAGGGTGCAGAGAAGCCTGACAACCTTAGAGGGAGAGCATTAGATTTTGTCGTGATGGATGAGTTCGCTGATATGCGACCAGAGGCATGGTTCGAGGTGCTTCGTCCTAGTCTTAGCGATAGGCTAGGGTCTGCATTGTTTATCGGCACACCAAAGGGGCGCAATCATTTCTACGACTTATGGACGAGAGGCGCGGACAAAGAGGAGGGCTGGCAAGCCTTTCAGTACACGACCATCCAAGGCGGCAACGTTGAGGCGGCTGAGATCGACCAAGCGAGATCAGACCTAGACGAGCGAACCTTCACCCAAGAGTATGAGGCTGAGTTTGTCACTTACTCAGGGGTCATCTATTACGCATTCAGCAGAGAGGAGAGCGTAAGCAAAGGCTTCCTAGCTGATGAGCTTCATATCGGTATGGACTTCAACCTCGATCCGATGAGCGCAGTCGTTATGGTGAAAGACGGCAGCACCATGCACGTTATAGACGAGATCGTTATATACGGGTCGAATACGGACGAGATGGCAGACGAGATCCTGCAAAGATACCGAGAACATCAGGTCACGATCTACCCAGACCCAGCTAGCAAGCAGCGCAAGACAAGCGCAGGTGGTAGGACTGACCTATCTATTCTGCAAAACGCAGGCTTTCGGGTGAAGCTAAGAAACAGTCACCCACCAGTGCGAGACCGGATCAATTCTGTGAATAGCAAGCTAATGTCATCGACAGGACAGCGCACGTTGTTAGTCGATCCCAAGTGCAAACAAGTTATCTCATCGCTGGAGCGGCAGACGTACAAAGAGGGCACAAGTCAGCCAAACAAAGAGGACGGCTTCGATCATATGAATGATGCGCTAGGTTACGCGATAGAGTATCTTTTCCCGATTCGCAAAGAGCGCACCACAGAACAACCGACTAGGTGGACTGCATGAACAACCTTGAGTATCAACATCCCGACTATGATGCCAACCAAGAAAGGTGGGAGTTTTACCTTCGATCCTATGCCGGGGGCCAAGAGTACAAAAACGGCAGCTACCTGACCGGCTATCAGAATGAATCCGAGAATGAGTACGCTAGACGCATCAGTCTGACCCCTATTGATAACCACTGTCGGAACGTAGTTCACATCTATAGCTCATTCCTGTGGCGTGTCCCACCAGTCCGCGTCTACAACAGCCTGGACGCGAACCCTGCTCTCGATGCGATGGTCAAGGATGCCGACCTAGATGGCATGAGCCTCAACAGTTTTATGAAGCAGGCTCAGATATGGTCTAGCGTTTATGGAAATGTCTGGATATTGGTGGACAAGCCAGAGAGTAACGCAACGACAAGAGCCGAAGAGCTAGAGCAAGAGATTCGTCCCTACTTGTCATTGTTTACTCCTGAGAATGTCTTTGACTGGCAGTTTGAGCGCACCCCATCAGGGCGGTTCGAGTTGACGTATCTCAAGCTCCGCGAGTCCGTAGACCGGGAGGACGCTACGACTATCGTGAGCTACTTCCGCATCTGGCGTAAAGATGTGATCCAGCATTGGAAGTCTGACGGTGACCGCGAAACCATGATGGAGGAGAAAGAGAACCCGCTTGGTGTGATCCCTGCGGTATTCCTCCCGGCGAACAGATCAAACACAAGGGCAGTCGGTATCTCTGACTTGTCCGATATTAGCTATATGCAGCAGGCTATCTATCAAGAGCTATCAGAGATCGAGCAGCTAATACGGATCAGCAACCATCCGTCTCTGGTTAAGACATTTGATACTGATGCGAGCGCAGGTGCTGGTGCAGTGATAAACGTGCCAGACGATTCAGCCGAAGCGATGAAGCCATTTTTGTTGCAGCCATCTGGTAACAACATCCAGCAGATCAGAGAGTCCATCAAAGACAAGGTGGAAGCCATCAATCGCATGGCGCATATGGGCGCAGTCAGAGGCACCGAAGCCATAACGCAATCAGGCGTAGCAATGCAGACTGAGTTTCAGATGCTCAACGCCAAACTGTCAGAGAAAGCGGACTTGCTAGAGCTAGCAGAGGAGCAGATGTGGCGCTTCGTCTGTCGATGGCTAGATGTCACGCCAGATGTTGAGGTGTTCTATCCCGACTCATTCGACGTGAGAGATTACGAGAAAGAGTTGCTGTTTTTGCAGCAGATGAAGGCTAGTGGTGTTCGATCAGCTACCTTGCAGCAAGAAGTGGACAAGCAAATCGCCGACCTAGTGTTGGACGATGACAAGCTGATGCAAGCTCACGATGAGATCACTGCAACTACTCAGGTGCTTGGGCAGTTCCCTGTAGCTGAAGAATGACCCCCGACGAATATGCAGAGATCGTCAATCGGCTAGCGGACACGCATCGAGGCCGGATCGCTGACGTACTGCAACGACTAGAAGAGCGCATCGCAGCGATAGCAGGTTCCGCGCCAGTTCGCCAAGGCGTTCTCTTTGACCTTGCGTATGCTTTACAGGCACGCAATCAGATCAGGGGTGCGCTGACCGATGAATACCTTGTCGCTGTTCAGCAACTCATCGAAGAATATCCAAGCCTATACGCTAGCCAGTATGAGATGTTCTCAGAGCTAGGCGACTTCATCAGGGTAGAGCCAGAGATCATATCGGCTTTGCAGCGCCAGTCATTCCAAGGCTTCGAGGCCATCGCAGAGCAGCAGTTGGACGTTTTGGCTAATGGTGTCTATCGGTCAACCTTAGTAGGGGAGAGCCGAGACGTACTCATTAAAGAGTTGAGAGGGTCAATCAATGGAATCTATCAAGCGAGTGATCAAGAAGAAATTAGAAGACTTGTGGCAGTGGCTCAAAACGCTACCGGACAGGCTAGAGAGGATGCAATTAGGACTCTTCATAATCGATATGCTGCTGATCGCTTGGGCAATAATATGCGGCGTTATGCGACAACTTATGCAGAAGATTCGCTCAGTCAGTTCTCGGCTAGTATCACAGCTAGAACGGCTGAAGAAATGGGGATAGAAACCTTTGAGTATTACGGTGATCTTATTACAGACTCTCGGCAATTCTGCCGCGACATCATCAACGAGACCGACCACAAGAACGAATACACGAAGGCAGAGATAGAGCGAATATGGGACAAGGAATCATGGGCGGGCAAGGCTCCTGGCAACCCGTTTATCGTTAGAGGCGGATACAACTGCCGTCATCATTGGCTACCACTTGTGGAGGTTTGAGATGCCATATCACTATGGGAACGAGAAGAAGAAGAAGAAGAAAAAGAACAAGCGACCGATGGGGCGCAAGCGCAAATAACGCAAAGGTTGACAATTTACCCGAAAGGGTAAAAATAGCCCCAACTCACTAGAGGTTATCGCTACATGAGCGACGAAATCATGGAAGAAAGCGTTGAGACTGAGCCAGCGCAAGAAACACCAACTCAGGAGTCAAAAACTTACACCCAAGAAGACATGGATCGCGTTGTATCGGATCGTCTAGCGAGGGAGCGTAAGAAGTTTGAGAAGCAGTTAGACGGCATTAACTTAGAAGAAGCTCGCCAGATCATGCTTGAGCGTGAGCAGGCGCAGATAGAGCGCCAAAAAGAAAAAGGCGAGTTTGAGCAAGTGCTGAAGCAAACTAACGAAAAGAAAGATCAGGAGATAGCAAAGCTAACCGCTGCACTGCATAGCACCAAGATTGACGGTGCATTGTTTACTGCCGCAAACAGACATAATGCTATCGACTCTGAGCAAGTAGCGACTTTGCTGCGGAATCGCGTGAGGCTATCCGATGATGGGATGGTTGAAGTGATAGACGATAA